GCTCCTGGCGGTGGTTCCTGTCGCGGTTGTTGTGAATCGTTCGAGCTCCGCCAAAATTCGGCGAAGTGCGAACGATTCCCCGTTGCAAAACGTGCGTCGAGTTGTTGACGGTGACCAGAACGATGAACGATGGCTAGACCGTCCAGGCGACCTAGTCGTTTTGAAGAAGAAAGGCAAAATGCCGAAAAGCGGCGGATTGACTCGCGACGATCTCTTTCGCTCCTCACTGGGAGACGTCTAAGCGGTTTACAGCGTCGCCGCCTGGCCCTAGCACCTGGGGTTTTTGGGATCGCGTCGTTCGGGCTTTCGGGCTCGAGCGGCGCGATTCTTTCGTTTTGGTCGGGAGCTCTGCCGCGGTTTCTTTCGCTGGGCCCTAGGTCGAGTTGAACGAGCTCGTCCTCGAGCGTCTACAGCCAGAGGGTCAGCTGGGTTTTGTTTGGGTCCACACCGTGTCTTTATTCTTGCCAAAAAGTAGAACCGCCGCCCTTGCGAGCGGCGGTCCTTTTGTGTGTGTGGGGGGTCGTGTCTAGCGGCTGATGCTGCACCCCTCACACAGGCTGGCGGGTGTTGTGAGGCGTTCGGTTCGGTCTAGCCCGAGCGCCGCCATCATTGCCGCCGGTGGGTCGCTTGGGAGTTGCCGTTCCCAAATCGCCATACAGCGCGGGCACCGTTCTTTGATCATGGTGCTCATTTTGTGTGCTGCTCCGCGAATACTCGCTCGAAGCTGAGTAGGTCCCGCTGTATCGGCCACGTTTCGTTGGCTGTTGGGGGAAAGCACCAGTCGACCACGGCTTCGTCCTCGCCGCATGGTGAGCACACGTAGACATCTTCGTGGTGCCTCGATAAGGCGTTCAGTGCTTGCGGGTCGGCCATCGGGTTACGGTCGCACCGTGGGCAAATCATCGCCAGGTTGCTTTTCACAGTTCACCTTCTAGGGCCGCGAACAGTGCCGATATGTCAGTTCGGCGTTGCTGGTCGGCTACGTCGTTGTCGTAGGCGTTGCGACTGTTTTCGGTGGCTCGCTTAGTGGCCTCCTCAAACATTGCGGTACCTAGTTGGCTACCAGCTACTCGACCACCAAACGAAACGGCCTTTAATGCGACGGCGAGAACCTCTTGGAGTTCGTCCACCTTTTTTTCGAGTTCGCTAACACGGGCCCACGTTCCCCCTGGGGCAAGTTCGCCGCTCGGTGCCTCATCAACGTCTTTGTTTTCTTTGATGTATTCGAGACCACGTTCCAGGGCCTCAGTGAATGCGTCACCGGCGTCGCATCCGTTGCCTGGTCGGTACTCACCAAGCAGCGCGGCTACTTCGCTGTGTTTGTTGTTGTTCCACCAGTCGGAGAAATTCTCGTTGTCGCCTTCGAGTTCTTCGACACGGCTTGAGATGTCGTCGATTCGTGAGTGATCCCAAACAACTTGGTCGGCTATCTCGCCCGCTGAGTCTTCATCCACAAAGTTGATTCGGTCGGCGACTGTTTCGGCTAACTGGTCGGCGTTTTCTCTTATCGACTCGTAGGTCAACTCGCCTTTAGGTATTCGTTCGGCGATTGCCTCCAGATGGCCTTCTTCTATTTCTATGAAGGTGTTCCCGAGTGTGACTTCTATCTGCATGATGCGGCCTCCCTGGTCGCTAGTTGTTCGTACCTATTAGACCACACGGGTGGGACAAATACCAGCCTTTAGATTTGCGGCGGTATTGGCGATTTGGCATGTGGGCCTGGGTAGTTGTCGGCGGCGGCGGTGTCGAGCGTCGACGCGGGAGCTCTATTTTGGGTCGAAAACGAACAGCGACCCCCGACCGAGGGAGGATCGAGGGCCACTGAGGTTCCCCCGTAATATATGTGGGGGGGAGCTATATGGGGGGCGCTATGCGATGAGGAGCACCCTATCGGGGTTCAGTGTGCTGCTGCACCCTGACCCGAACGCTGGAGACCAGATTGCACTTTCGTGTTGTCTGATGTCCTCGTAGATGCCGCACTCGTAGTTGCCTGGCCGGTCACCTATGAGGTGGGCGCATTGGCGTGCGGCGTGGTCCCACGTTCCGAACGGGCAAACACCCTGCTTGCAACAGAACCCCGACCGCACACAATCGCTCATACTTGCACCAGCAGTTGTGCTGCTTTTGTGGTGAGGGGCATGTCGCCGAATACTAATTGGTCCACATGCTTGCCCTGGGTGGAGCGTCCTTTGCCTTTCTGTACGTGCTGCTCGTAGCCTTGAATCGCCATCAACGCTCCCCACTTTGTTTCCCTGATGAAGCCGTCGAGGTCATCGCCACGGTATCGGGCGGTGATCGCTTTGAACCGGTTGGTCCACTGTGTGTGTGCTCGGGCGGACCCTTCCACTTCGGAAGATATTTCGGGGCAAGGTGGCATCAGGTTCCTGGTCATATCCATGAACTGTCCCTCAGTGAATGAAGTATCAATCCACCGTTCCACTTCTTTGTTGATCTCTTGCTGGAGTTCCAGGTTCTCGTAAAAGATCCCGATGGCGGCGTCCAAGTATTCTTGGGCGTTGCGTGTGTGGCGGATAGTCCAGGTGGCTGTGTCGTTGTTCAACACATAGGCGGCGAACGTGTTCGCACAAACTACGACTCCCAGTGTGGGTCGAGCCGACAGTGACACAGTCGAGTCGTGGGCGTCGGCCAGTGTGAAGTACCGATTGATTTTCGAATAGTTCTCAATGTCGATAGGTTCACCCACTTGCAGAGTCACATACCCTTTTCGGCCATGCTGCAGGGTGCCTTTCGATTCGACACCGGTAGCGAATCCTCGTTCCAAGAGGCTTGCGACCACTTCGTCAAACATGTGGTATTGGGTGAGGGCTCGATGCTCGGTGATCCCGATGTTTAGTGGGTAGCCGTTGTCTGATCGGCGGATCGCCTGTGTTTGGGTGACGCCTTCGAAACTGCTTAACGGTATGTACTCATCGGGGTCTCTTGGCATGCCGTTGATTTTGTTTACGTTCAACGGGTGAGCTCGAAGGGCGACTCGTGTCGCACGCATTTGGGGGCCTAACGCACCGCTCTGAGTTCGTAGAGCACTGGCGTGAAATTTTTCGTCGGTGAGTAGTTGCTGCCACTGAACCCATGTTGGGTTGTGGATGTACAGTTCGCCTCGCTCGGCGTGGAACGGCCACGGGTGATTCAAGTAGTCGTCGTTGTCGAGTAGTTCGCCGTGGACAAACCCTTTTTGATGCCACGCCGTTCGGGCGTAGACGGCTAGGTCGTCGTCGTAAATGTCTGCGGACATAATGTCTCCTTATTGTGGTGAGCCTCCCTGGCCCACAGTTACAAGGATACACATATGGGACAGCGGCGGCAAGTATGTGTGCCTACTAATGACCGTGGTGGAATTGTTGGCTGGGTGATCGTGGCCCTGGTGGTCATCGCCTTCGACGGGTGGGCGTTGTCATCGAGACGACAAACTATGTCCGCCGCTTTTGTTGGGGCTGCCCGTCGGCCAGGGTGCAGGGAACTGTTAGTGGTTATGTGGGGGGCGCTCACTTGGCATCTGTTTGGGGGGCACCCTGACCCATTACGGAAATTGGTGGGGGCATAGTGTAATATGGGGAGCCAACGAGCAACGGAGGCACCCTCATGGGAGAATCAGAAGTCATTAAAGTATGTAACTGTCACCTTTTAGCAAAATGTCCGAACGACATGCTGTATGAAGGTGACGAAAGGTACACGATCGTGATTGCCTTAGAGGACGGCAGGAAATGTTGGGTCACGCCTGACGGTATGGCGCACTACAACGTGGCCGACGCTAGGGATCGACTAGCTCGCATGGCCTATAGCCCTGATCCAGTATTGGGTGGTGAAGGGTGAGCGAACATAAGGGAGGCCACCACAAACCAGCGTATCTACCTGTGTGTGGTGGTGTGTGTGACGGATACAAAAAAAATCGCTGCGTTAAATGCACCGAGTACTACCGCCGTGTCGGTGCAGGGGGGCACGCCTCCCGTGGCACGAAAGAAGAACCGGCGTTCTCTCAAGTGGACATCATTCGAGCGAACAGTCATCTCCCATGGAGCGATGAGCAGTTTGCCAGAGCGGGGATAGAACGATGAACGAAACAGAGAAACAGGACTTACTACTCGCTTTGTGCGATGACGTACATGACGGGATTCACATGATGCGACACATGTCCGAGTTCTGCGCTGCCAAAGCTAACGACTGGGAAACGGCGTTGGCTGCTGTCATCATGGCTGGCATCGTCGGTACCAATCACTGGGACCTTCCTGACAACATAGTGCCATTGTTTCCTCTTGACGAATGAGTTGGGTAGCTATCTGGCTACTCATCGACATCGCTGGAGTTAACGCTTCAAGCCCCGACCACCTCGACATTGTTGAGGCAGCAAGCTCCTACGACTGGCCCGTCGTTGAGGCTCTAAGTGTCGCGTGGTGCGAGAGCCAGTTCAACCGGCGCGCTTACAACGGAGTTGACCATTCTGTTTGGCAGATCAACCAGAATTGGTGGGGGGCGGCCCATTTTGGTAAGGATATGTGGGGGGCCCGCTATCAGGTCCGCACCAATGCAGCGATGGCGTACCATATATGGGGTGCGGGGGGCCGTTCCTTTCGGTGGTGGAGTTGTGGGTCCCACACACGCCGATGAGCGTTCGTTAGAATGAGCTAGCGCGAGAGCGCGAGCCGCCCCGTCGGGGCGCGCTAGCAGCTAGCGTCAAGGGAGACAGTATGCAGGCTTCAGCGACATGTCATATGTGTGGACAGACCGACACGGTCACTGTGTGGAAGAAAGACTGGGACAAATACATTGGGGGGGACCTCCTGCAGAACGTGTGGGGCTACTTCGACCCAGATGAACGCGAGATCCTGCGAGGAGCTCGAGCGGGCCATTACTTCTGTCCGCCGTGTTACGACAAAATACACGAAGTCGAAGAAGAAGAAGGCAGTGACTACCGCTGGTCCGAAGAAGATGCGGCAGACGCTCGACTGGCAGAAAACAAGGAAGAAGGACGTCCACTATGGCAGCCCTAACAGCACCCAGACATGAGCACCAGTTTCGGCAGAGCTTCTTAAAGCAATGGTTCCTTTGCCCTGAGTCCGCCCGCCGTAAACACCTGGGGCTCATGCCCCCTGAGGTGAACAACAGCAACTTGGTGCGGGGGAACGCCGTCCACGGTGCTATCGAATGGTTCGGCAACGAATGGTTGGAGACCAACAGGCAGCCCGCTGTCGAAGATCTGCTGGACTGCGGAAACAACGAGTTCGAACTTTTCGGTGCGGAGGGCGGGACAGTCTGGATGAAGGACCCCGACTTTGTGCGGGACACTGTGCGAGGCAACCTCGAAGTGTGGTTCACTGATGTGCTCCCCGAACTTAGCTGTCCCAACGCAGTGGAGGAGCATTTCAATAAGGTGCTGTGGGAGGACAAGGATCGTGTCATCCGTCTCTCTGGAACGTGCGACTGGGTGCAAGACGAATGGCTCGTTGATTGGAAGAACCCATCCAAAACCCCTCGTGCTCAGGACATGTGGTTGCCGAAAAGATCAGACCTTCAGTCCCATGTTTATACGTGGGCCTTAGAAATTCCTCGGTTCTCTCTGTGTCACATAGCTGCCCCCAATGTGGAGTGGAACCATATGGTGAGGGGGGCGTCGGACCATGAGGCACTCATAGATCTGTGCCTTTCGATTGCCGTTCAGATCGAAGCGAACTTACCATCCGCAGTGAAGCAGTGGGATTCGTGGTATTGTTCACCCAAGTGGTGCGGAGCCTGGGATACCTGCCGCGGCAAGTTCCTTGGCGACGACCCATTTTAGTCAGCCATCCACAAACAATTAGGAGTAAGCATGGCTAGTGATTACAACCCCGCAACGGGGATTATCCAAACAGCCGCCCATGTGGCGGGACGAATACACGCAGGTTCAGGCGATCAAAACGCTTGGGCAGCCACATTCGAGTCGGTTCTTTCGGCACTCTTGGAAGAGGTCGAAGACTCCAACTCTAAAAGCGTTGCGTCTACTTCGGGAAGCGTTCCCCAATCTGACGGTAACGCAACTCCGACGTTAGCTACACCACCGGCGGTGGAAGGTAGCAGCGGAATGCTTGGCAATGCAAGCAAGCAAGCAATGTGGGATTTCCTTTGGGCAAACCCCAGCGCTGTATTCAACAATTTCGGCGACAGCCGATCAAAGTCAGGTGGAGGCAAAGGGCCTGACTTCAAATTCCGCAACGACTGCGGGAACGAAAACTTCAAAGGAGAAGGACTGTGGGCTGACAGCATGCCCTCCGCCTTCAACACCGCTGAAGGAGTCGTCACATTTGCTAGCCGCTCCCAAGCCCTTTCGGGTCTTCGTGAGCGTGTAGGATGAGCGACGGGCCGACACTGCTAGAAGCCTCCCTGATCGAATCGCTCTTAAATGAGCGCCTAGATAATGTTTCAGAGGATGAGTCTCCAAACTCCGAAACTTCTTCTACGGTGTCGGCCCCATCATCCCTTATCGAGGCCACCTCCACCGCTATTGATGGTTGGCTCGATTACTCGGAGAACCCGCAGTCACGGTGGATGACAGGGTTCCACAGGCTTGACGTTCTCACTCGCGGCCTTGGTCGGGGAGAGATGCTGTTGTGTGTGGGGCGAAGCCACTCAGGTAAGTCACAGTTTTTGTATCAAGCTATTGTTAATTGCGTTTTGAACGACGACAACGCCCGCATTCTGATCTTTTCTCCCGACGAACCACGAGAACTGGTCGTAGCGAAACTGTACTCAATCATGTTTGGGGTCAACGGAGCAGAGGTGGAACACGCCCTCCGTAGCGGCGACCCTGAAGTTAAGAAACATTTACAAGAACTTGGGGAACCAGGCAACCTGTTCGACAGGTTCATTATCCATGACGGTTCTCCCAGTTTTCGCATCATGCACGATGTGATGTTCGAAGCCGAAGATTACTGGCAGATGCCCACCACCATGGCAATGGTCGACTACCTAGAACTGTTGGTCCCAGATGCGAAAGAATCAGGAAGCCAAGCCGTCATCCGTCTCGCGCAAGCCTGTAAACGCTGGTGCAAAGAAGCCGATCTGCCCCTTGCAGTCGTTCACCAGTCAGGACGAGCGAACGAACGAGGTACCTCTGGAGGTATCTCTGTTGCCCGTTTCGGCGGCGAACAAGAATCTCACCAAGTCATCGAGGTTTACCGGCAGCGAGATCGAAAGAACTTGACTGCAGGCGAAACAGCATTCCACCGCAACTCAATAAACATCAGTCTTGTCAAAAACAAACGCCCACCTAATCGTCTCGAAGATTTGCTTTACTACATAGATGAAGACTGTGGGGCAATTTCGGAGTACACCACTGACAGGGAACCTTCTTATGAGCGGTGACAGCGACCACATAGAGAAACTCGAATGGATCGCTCACGGTTTAGAGCGAGGTTGGGCTGAACCTCCCGTGTGTTCCACGCACGACACATGGCTGACAGAAGAAGAAGCAGAACTGTTTTGGGAAGGTGCCGATCCTTGCATAGCTGTAATGAGGGTGCATGAATGACGGCGATCTAGTTCGACGTTTCGCGGAGCTCCACCAAGGAGGAGCAATCGCCGATGTTGGTGGCACCCAGGTGCGTCCACGCAAAGACGCTGCAGGAAACCCGACAGGTCACACAGGCGCAGCCTGGTTCGTTAACGTCGAAGCGCACCTCTTCGGAGAAGAACCGTTAGCCACATACCCACTCGCAGGTAACCCCGCAGAAGTATGGTTTGGGGCAATCGACTGGGACATAGGTGACGAAGATTCTTTGATCCACGCATTCAATGTTGAGCAAGCACTCGCTTACCTCGACATCACCTCATTCGTTGAGATGTCAAGATCCAAAGGGGTGCATCTGTGGGTCTATGTGGAAGCACCCGTCGAGGCGTCACTGATGCGTAACGCTTTGACCGCCATCTGCGATGTGGTTGAAGCCCCCACCACAGAGGTATTTCCGAAACAAGTTTCCCTCGAAGGCAAAACCTTTGGCAACTGCATCCGTTTACCTTACCCACGAACCCGCACACAAGGCCGTCAGGGCGTTCGGAAGGGTTCCTGGTCCCTAACGCTCGAAGATTTTGTGGACGCCGCACACACCGGCAGAACCACCAGTGAGCACCTCCAAAAAGTTTGCACTCTAAGCAAACCCAAACCGACGCCTGCGCCACTGCGACAGAAACGCTTAGGTTTCCGCAGAGAATACCCTGTCTGGCTATCTGACATGCTGAACCATGGCCCAACTCGAAGCCGCGAAGTTGTTGACCGTTCAGGGGCACTGTGGACCATTGCAGTAGGGCTCGCATTCGCAGGACATGACGCAAATGAAATGCGGTCAGTGCTTACTACCTGGGATTCCCAATGGGGAAAGAAATACACAGACAGAAACGATAGCGACCTACAATACGACACGTTAGTTTCGAAAGCTCTAACACACGCCCAAACAGAACAACAAAAGTTCAAACTAAAATTTAGGGGACCCACACATGGATCTTGACGAAAGCTACTTTGTTCACATCTCCTCTCGACCTAAACCCAAAGAACGGCCACGGCTAACCAAACGAGGGCACGCATTCACACCTAAAGCCACTAAAGAAGCAGAACAATGCATTCGAGACGCCTGGGAAGCCTCAGGGAACCCAACTTTCGAAGGTTCTGTGTCTGTGGTTATCGTTTACAGCAAAGAAAGCACCTCTGTGTGGGTGGCACCAATGACTTTCGACAACAAAAACTGGGGTGGCGACGTAGACAACCTGGTCAAATTGACACTCGATGGGCTCCAAGGTGAGGGGGGCGCTTTCTTAAACGACTCCCAGGTACGTCGAGTGGACGCAATCAAACTATGAACCAAACCCTCCACGAACGCTTCAACGGCACTTGGGGCGACATTGCTGAAGGCCAGTTCGAGGCAGCTTACCCCACGGCTCTCCGATACGGATTGAACAAACCACCCTTGGGATGGGGGGTCGAACGGTTACCGCTAATGATGAGGTACACCCCCGACTACCTGCTCCCCACAGCACTGGTAGAGGTCCAGGGTTTCGGAAAGAACGGCCTCAAAATCAAGTTCGAGAAACTGCGGGCACTTGACCTGTGGAACAACCAGATCCCAGTATTTTTTTGGTTATGGAGTTCCGCTAGATCAGACAGCGTGTGGGTGCCATTAGAAGGAATTTGGGAGATCATAGATGGGCTTAATGTCACATTGGATTCTTACAATGATACGAAACGTGGGAAAGCGTTCATCAAAATTCGTCCTGGTGACCTTCCATGGGATACTCATACCGTTCCGCCGCTTAGGTAGTGGCGTGAGCATATCTAGTTGGAGTGATGTTCCCTATCTGTCTGCACGTCGAGACGCACGGCCCCAACCCAACTCGAAACGTGTCACCTATCACGACCCTCGAACAGAATGGTGGCTTCCTTCAGCTAAGACCCGCTGGGCGCAAGAACAGGCAATCACAGTGGATAAAGAACTTGAGAGCGCTGTCGAAGAAATCCTTCTCAAATGCTGCGAAGATGAAATCGACAGAGTCGTTATCGACTGTATCTTTGTGGGGGACTATTCGCTTCGCGAAACAGAAGAACTAAGCGGTATCCCCAAAACCACTGTTGCGAGAAGACGCGACGGTTTGAAAGTTCGTTTAGCAAACCTCTTGGAGCTCGAGCCGACTGTTCAACGCAGGTTGCGTACGTTGACTAATCGTCCTCCGCATCTGAATGGATATCACTCGCAGCGTCCATGAACGCCATAAAGTGATTCAACCATTCAGCAACAAATGATCCAGCGTTCATGTTTCCATCTTGGGCGTCTTCCCAAGCGCACGTGAGCTCGGCAACCTCGTCGATAGTTAAGACAAGAAGCATCCCTAAACGCGAACTCTCGTTATTCGCGTTCTTCACCCATTTAGCGTGAGTTCCGTCGTCTATCTCGAAGATGTTGCGATTCTGAATGAAGAGTTGTTCTACGTCATCTTCAACGATCTTTCCCTCTTGGGTCATCCAGAGGGCCCACTTTTCTTCGAGATCTTCCATCTCTTTATCGTCCGAGTTTAGCTCTGGCGAGCGATTTGATGCCTGCGATTGCTGCTGCAGCCATGGCTGTCCCCGCCGCTTTGAGGCTTGAAACATCAGTAACAACAAGAATAGCAAGGCCAGCCTCGACGGCTGTCCAGACTGTTCGTTCAAACCAGTCACCCCAATCAACTTTTTTGTTCATTTCGGTCATTTCTTTTTTCTCGACTTTCCAGCTTCGGAATGTGCAATAGCTGCTGCTTGGTCCCTCGGGTAACCTTCAGTAATGAGTTTCCCTATGTTGTGGGAGATTGTGTCTCTTGAAGACCCTTTCCTCAAAGGCATACTAGTATCGTGTCCTCTTCCGTGCGGTCTTATGTGTCGGCGCTTTAGGTTTCTGAGGTCGTTTAAGTTTCCGAGGCTTTCTCATTTGCCGAACGGGCGTCCACCATACGCCTGATTTCCCAGTGCAGTTGATCGGAGCCAAGCCGCATCACTTTTAGCTTTAGCAGCCATGTCAGCATTGTTGTCAGGTGACGACGAATTGTACAAGTACTCGTCCGCATCCCCGAAAGTTTCTCCGAATTGTCCGTATCCTTTGCCCTTAGGCATGTCCTATCTCCTTATTGAAGAAATAAAGCGTGGAAGGTTCTTATACCGCACACACCATCGGGCTTCAAATAGCCCTGAGATCTTTGAAATTGTCGCAAAGCAGCCGTAGTTTTGCGCCCCCAAATGCCGTCAACGGGACCAGGGTCAAATCCGCGTTCCGCCAGACGTTCTTGAACCACACGCACAGCTTCCCCACGGGAACGCCGCCAACGACTCAAAGACCGTCGAGCGATCTGGGCTTTAATACTTTCGAGATACACGGCTGCGCGTTGTATCGTGTCTTGACTTTCTAAACCATTCACCGGCATTCCTTGCTGTAACCAAGAAGTAAGAAAAGACCCAGGGCACGATGTGGACCCAAGTTTCGAGTGGGGTTTAACCCACAGTTTTCCAGCGTAACGTGCCTGGATCTCCTCCACTTTAGCGCGAATTAGGCGCAGGCTCTGCTCGTCAACCACTGTAGAACCCCATCCCGCATAACAAATGCTTTCAGTTCGAGAGTTCCATCCTCTGGTTGCACCTGAGATCACACCTGCGCCACGGCCCTCATAAAGAACGCCGTCAGAAATCAGCCAGTTGTAAGCGATACCACGCCACCCACGGGTTTTCATGTGGAAACGCTCATAAGCTCGCACAGCGTTTTCCCCTGAGGGGCCGTTCTTCACACCACTGTGATGCAAAACGATCCCAACAACCCTTGATGGGCGTAGCCTAGAGAAAGGCTTTGCTGGTGGCGTTGCGCCCCATTCGGTGCGAGAAATATACTTCACTACACAATGCTCAGTGTGTCCCGTTAAACTTCTCGGTTTGCGATATCTCTCTTGTCTCGCATGTCGTTCGAATGCCCCACTTGGTCTTTGATAAGCTGATTTCTGCGTTCAGCGGAGTCGTTGACACGGAAACCGCCGCCTGTAAGGAATGAGACCCAAGTCATCCACATGCGACGCTCTTTCGCTTTCTCGTTCGGAAATTGGCGTCGAGCGCGACCAAGAATGGGGGAGAACTGCTCCACCAAATAAATGTCGTGGTCACGCATCTTCCACTCACCTCGAGCATTCTTTTTGGCTTTACCAGCGGCCCCCAAAATATCCATCAAACCAGGAGTCACCGAGAAGACGTTGGGCACCTGCTGGTATCTGCCACTGAATGGAATGTCCGCAAAGAGTTGTTTCTTTGACCAGATCTCTATAGGTGTTTTGAACCACGGAAAGATCGACCCTGAGACTTCTCGCGCAGGCGATGTTGGCTCTTTTGTGAACTGAAACAGTTGACGGAACGGGGTGTCAGGTACCGCATAGATTCTGCCACCAGAGAAACCGCTCGTTTTCCAAGGCAACGCCATCCCCATAAGCTCCGCATAGTAGTCGGGGACAACTCGCTCCTCGTCTTCGCCAAGTTCCAAAGCTGCTTTCGCTCGAAGAAACCCTGTCCATGCTTGCGGTTTCTGGCCGAGAGATTCGACGAGAACAGGAATAATGTTTTTTTGCCAGGTGTAGAAAGGAATGACGGCTTTGATGTTGCGTTCTATGTTGGTGAGATCCTGGTAGTCGAAATGGTATTTGTTGATGGCGTGCATGGCGTCCTCGACGCTGCCACCTTTCTTCATAATGTCGAACCCTAAAGCGGAACGAAGAACAAATTCTGCTCGTTCGTTCTGGGTTCGGACAGCCGTAAACAGTTTGAAATCCGCAGTCGGCTTCCAACTTCCCTGTATTAGCCCTTCCATGAACCCGAAATGTCTAGTTCGTTGCAAAGGCACAAGACCTTCGGTGATAGCGCTCTTCACTTCCGACCAGGCTTGCCCTTGCCCAACTACACCACTTTCGAGAAGGTCAGCGAACACAGCCCAATCGTCTGCTGTGGCGTTACGGTTAACCCCAAACAAGTTTTGCAACCGAACCGTTTTTCCGTCGTTGGCAAGAAGTCGTGCACCGTAAACAACGTCGTTCGCTCCTCTTGCCTGCGCCATTTGAGCCATGGCACCGACCCGACTGTGGGTCCCCATTTCTACACCGGCGACCAAACTGTTCACCAGTGCGCCACCCATCAGGTTTCGCATAATGAAACCAGGAGACGCCACTGCTTGAGCTTTCCACCAGTTGGCAACTTTCAGGTACGCTTGAAGCGCCCCGTTTAGTTTCCTCGGATCAGAGAGCCCTGCTCCTGCCTCGATCGCTTCCTCAAACAATTTCCAGCCGTCTTCGCTCATGCCACCCATCCAATAGGTGGGACCGCCTGGTCCTCCACCTCGCCCACCTGGGGCAAGGGAAGGTTTCATTTGCCGGTAGCTTCTCAGGAAGTTGTTCGTTGCTTCCCCGTACATGTCAGCGAACGCTGCACCCATAACACGGTTGTTCATTACTGCACGAATGGCTTCTTCTTGTGTGGCTGCCGCACTTATCTGGTCGACGACGTTTGGTGATTTCGCTAACCGCTGTAACTCTAAGCTGAGGTCACTGATTTGTTGTTGCGCTTCCTGGTTTTTGAGCATCGTCAACATCCAAAGATCGGTAGCATCGTCTGTTGCTTCTTCTGCTGCCTGTTTCGTCGCTGCAGCCGCGTCTTGAGCTTGCTCGACCTGAAACTTTGCGTTCTCAATTTTGGCTGTGATGTTGTCTAACATGTTTCGCAAAGCTATTTGTTCCCGCACATCTAGCGCTAAATCACCAGCAAGATGTTTAGGAGCTAACCCGAACTGGCCGATAGTTGCACGATCCTTGACGGGAGCTCCAGCAACGATTCTGGGGCGACGGGTCGTCCCTCTCGCAGCGGTCTTTGCTTTCGCAGCCAAAGGACTCGCTTTGCTCAGAAGCGACTTAGATGTAGCTGCCGCCGCCACCTCGTCCGCTATCTCCGCAGTTCTCAAAGTTGCCCGAATTTCAGCCAACAACGGCTCATACTTCCGTACGATATGTTCAACCTTTCCCAGACGAACTTGTTCCGCTCGCCAATTCTGAAGCACATCAGTGGACTGCGCGAGAACTATTTCGGAGCCAAGAAGCTCATCCAACGCTTTGAGAACAGCCACATTTTTGGCGTACGTTCTGTTCTGCGGAGTTCCGAACAGCCCATCCCCTCCCTTGGGGAGCGCTGCTTCAACATTTTTTTCTACAACTCTGGGGTCCACATCTTGCCCCAACCGCGAATGGGCGGGACTCTCATACCCCCAACGATTCCTCTGTGGAGGTCTCCTCGGTCCCACATCTCTTGGAAGTTGCGACGCTACTGGCCGATCGGCAACCCCAGGGAAACCGGTGCGTCCCCGCACCGCAGTGCTCGTAGGTCTCATACCTGGCGGTTCCCACGGAAAACCGTGTCCTTTGATTTGTGGTTCATCAGTCATCTGGTAGCCTCGGTCACGCCAAAACTGGCGGTACTCGTTGCCACCTGAGATTCTCTGTGGATCTGGCATCGTTTCCCAGATCTTCGATTCGATATCGGTTTTCATTTTGGTGTCAAGAGCGAGGAGTTCTTCCACTTCGTCTAGCAGACCGCTCCATCTGGGGTCGTTACGCAAGTCAGAATCATCAAACGCTTTACTGAGCGCAAAATACTCTTCCCCGTCATTCAATCTTGATGTCGTAATTGGAGACTGATGCCCCGACCCGATCCACTCTCTTTGAAATGCGTGGCTTTCCATCAAATGGTCGACAATGTCTTGGGCTTCGCCACTGTACCGTGCCAAGCTCAGTTCTGTCTTCAATGCGGCTTCCACGCCCGCAGCTAAGCCTTCTCTCTCAGCAATTATTGCCCCCAAGTCGCCAGCTAATGCCCGAATCAAAGGACCCCTGAGTCGAGCCTCACGAGTTTTCTGAATGTAGGTATCGTAAGGTCGCAGAGTGGGTTGTTTTCGTGCGGCATGAGGCCCTCTGGAACCAATTTCTCCCCGCAACAGATTCGAGGTGCCCGCACGATTCTCGAAGACCTCTTCTATGATGCCTTTAGGGCTCGTGGCAGTAACCTCGTAACCTAACCCTTCCAACATTGCTTTCAATTTGACGGGATAAATTTCCCAAAGTTCTCTTTTAGCATTTCCCGATCCTTCTTTTACCGCTATCGGTCCATGATCTAAAGCGACGAGACCTTTTCGACGTTCAGAAGTCCAAGAGATATCCCCAAACATTTCTGAAACAGGAGGAGCCTCGACTGGTGTTTGCCCCCACGTTGTGCCCGCTGCAAGCTCCGTTTCCCACCTTTCAAGTTCGTCGCCGAATAGTGGATACTTTTCTTTCAACCCAGCGATTAACTCGTCCCACGTTTCGGGCCTCATGTTTTTTGACTGGAACCTGTATCTGACCTGGCTCGGATCACTCCACATATGAGTGGGGCGGCTGCGAGTCTTGAGGGGATAGAGGGCACCAATTTGGTCACGAATTTGGTTCTCTAAGCGCTGCCGGTAAGTTCCCCATTCCGTCGCAGTCATCTCCCCGACAGGCTTATCGGCTGTTTCGAGAGCCTGTACCGCATCCCGTTCCTTGGAATTAGTTGCTCTCTGTGGGCCTTCTGCGTCGGTTAAAGGGTCACGGACTTTAACAACATCATCGTATGTGTCTGCGGTAGACATAGTAGAACCGGTGTGTTTCCCTCGTACCCCTCGCACTTCGAGCCCGATACCGCTAGGTAACGGGAAGTCACCCGAAGCGGCACTCCCAAAGGCACGCAACGCGTCCTCGGAAAGATCCTCGGCAACTTCCACTTCTCGAATATTGCGGCCAATGGATTGAAGATGAGCAAAATACTCTCGGGCGGCCCCTGGGTTAACAATTAGTTCCGCCCCAATAACATCGAGGTGTTCCGCTAAATCTATTTCTCTTGTCAAAGACCCTGGTGCCACATTTTCGAGACTTGAGGCCAATACCCCTGCCCCTGGAAGCTGATTGTTTGCCGCATACAAAGGTTGCAGCAAATACTCGAGTGAAGATGTGGACCCACCCTTACTTTCCATGTTGAGTTGAGTAGCCATCCTCACCTCTTCAGGTGTCCACCAACCTGCCTTACCGTGCAACGCCATGAGAGCCGATGCCTGATCTGCCCCACTCCCTAGGGGCAGTGATAGCCATGCCCGCATCATGTTGGGAGTCACATACTCTACGGGATCAGTTTTGCCTGGTATCCAACCATCGTCTGCAAGCGAGCGAGTCAAGGACTGGAAAAGGTCTTGTGCTTGACCCGACTGCCAAAAACTTGGGGGTGGGCCTTCTCGCCCAAACGAATCCCAAAATTTCCACACATCGTCTATACCCATTCTTGCAAGGACCTCGGGCGGAATTACATCCCCTAGCCCGTCCTCGACCGTCTGAAGTAAGTCCCCAATGATTTTTTTAAGGAGGACGGGGATCTCGTAGAGAGGATAGTGCTTGGGCCCTGAGGCTTCCATCACTGTCTCACCCTCACCCCTGGCTTCCCTCTTAATTGCGTCAAACAGTTCTCTGTCAGCTTCAACCGTCGATAAACTAGGAGATCCCTCATAGCTTTCAGGTCTGATCACCCGCTCCTCGACGGCATCGAACCAGTCATCGAATGTTGTGTCCGCAGCTAAAGGATCAGCCGCTCTAGGACCCATAACCATCTCTGACGTGTCCGCCCATGGGTTACCGAAGCGCTGGGGAAGTTTGCCTGCTATTGCAACCCCCGAGTCCACGGCGATGTGTTGTTCATCAGTGACAAGATCATCGGTTACTCGAAGTATCTGTTCTTTCGATTCGTCATCAAGAGCAAGTCCTTTAACGTACCGGTCTATCTTTATGAGGTCTTCAGCCCCAGCGTTCTCCACACCACCAGTAGCGACAGCGCGAACAAGTTCTACGTCAACACCTAAGTCTTCAGCGATTCGAGTGACTGCTGCGTCTACTGTACCGAAAGAGTCTTTCTTTCCAAGAACGTGACCTCTTCCTTTACCGATAGCTCTCAATCCTGTTAGCTGAGTGGTTGACTCCATAAGGAAATCTCCGACTTGTAAGCCCATTGAGCCAGAGTCTTCCGCCAAATAGGCGTCTGCTAGTCGGCCACGAACATCGTCCATTCCGAGTGCGTCTGGGCCACCGAACCATTCATTGCTTATGGCACGCATCCGCTCAGGGGAAATCTCCTCAATCCAATCCCAATCCTGTGCAGTATCTCTAATCTGCCTTTTCCCGAGACCTGGCTCGTAAGCCCACACTTTTTTGGGAGGAGGAGCGATATCCTCGCCGATTATGCCACGATAGTAGGCCCTTACATCTCGCTCTAATCTTGTTGCAACGGTTTGGACCTCGTTTTTGAGAGTACGCCACGAACCTTTAGCTTCCTCCACACGAAACACATAGGGCTTATCGAGGTCACTTCCGAAGTTGCCTCTAAATTCTGGTTCAGATCGTGGGACTTCGAAATGACCGAACGGGGCGTCGCGCTGAGCGTAGGCTTCGACACGGTAAACGGCGTCAGGTTCTAAACCAACCAAACCGGCATTGTCGGGGGTGCGAATCAGTGCTTCCTCTGTATCAGGATTGAACGCAACAATGTCTGCTTCGTCCAGATGCCCTTGGGTGCTCGCAGACCACTCTGGAAAGTATCCTCTGCGCGGATAGTTCCCCAAAAGGTCCACAGGTGCGCTAAAACCTTCGGGAAGACCTTTCAGTTCCATGCCCTGGACAACGGCGTCACCAGACATTAAAGCATCAAGTTCTTTGAACGCTGTCACCTCGGCACTGCTTTCGGCGTCGTCAACGATTCTTGCTACTTTTTTTCGAACCTCATGTTCGATGTTGTTGAGTTGAGCGTCGAGCATTTCGATGTATTCTCTGTCGTCGAGATCAACAACTCGACCCGCACGTTCCGCCTCGAGTTCTATTAGCTTCTTGGTTTCATCCATAACCCACCGCAGCTTCCCCACTGCTTGGGTTTGGTCTTGCATGACACCGATAAGGACGCGTTTAGCTTCGCCACTTAAAGGCGGATCAATCTCACCCGCCCTTGACGCTTCCAATAGGTTGCGCTCTTCATTATCAGGGTCAAAGCGTTTAACGTAATCGTCTAGTTGTTTGCGTTGCGATGCGTTAAGAACCCTGTAATCTGCATGCTTTTTTATGACTTCATCAAAGTTGATAACGTGGTCGGTGATTATGACCAGACCGTCATTCAAATCGTTTAATGCTTCGCTTTTGGTTGTGAGATGTCCGTTGGCTCGACGGGCAGCATTAACTGCTTTAGCCATCTTTCGTTGCATTGCCTGATATTCAGGGGAATCACCTCGCCTCATTTCTATCAAATTGGAAAGCATTTCATCAAGCCGTTCAGCCTGTTCTCGACTGAGATTCAGGTAGCCGCCTTTGCCTTTCCATCCGACCTGCAGCAAGCCCGCTTGCTCCATTTGGTTAAACCATTTCTGGTGAAAGAACCTGTCCGACATTGCTTTGTCGTAACGGGAAACAACTTCGAAGAAGTCTTTAACAAACATGTCTTCATACTGTGGGCCTATAACTTCTCGCCCAATGTCAAGCATCTGTTGCCGAATGGACTTACCAACAATATTGGGATCTTCGAGGGGAACCCCCATATAGGTTTCGCCTGTACGCCAGCGACGCCACCTGGTGGGATCGTCGCCTGACATTCCTCGGAACGCCCATTCACCTTCCAGGTCTTCAACTTCGATACCTTTGATCTTTCGACCGATCTCGGTGTTCAAGTCAAGGAAACGTGCAGCGTAAAGCTCATCTGCGAGCCCTTCGATGCTGCCTCGATGCCCAATTAGCTCGTTGTACAAGTTGAGTTTGTCTTCCCAAAATTGGGTGAGCTCGCCATGAAAATCGGCTAAGTCGGGGTCAATGGCCGAAGCAGGCGTATCCGACATGTACATTATTTGTTCAGGGGTAATCTCTGGGAGACCCCGTTTCGCTCTGTCAGCGTTCTTCGCTACGACAGATGATTTCAGAGATTGGGAAAGTCTGCCAGATCTAGCTCGAAAAACATTTGTCGCAACTTTTGAGGCACCTCGAGCGTCAAGAGCACGCATCCCAACGATCACATCGTCAGGGTTGCTTCTTCTCGTCAATGCTTTAAGAGGCCCCGCTGTGCCACCTATCGCTTTGCTTAACGCTGTGAACGGTTTCTGGTTCATCAATGTGCCCCACAAACGACCAGGACGCCCCGCTATGTACCCCATTGGGCCAGCGAACGCTTTAATGGACCCTGGGAGTTCAACGGCCATGGTTCTGGCAAACCGTGCAGCGTCCACGATTTCTTTCGAAAATTTGTTGAGTTGTTTGCGAGTGTGTTTGCGACCAAGAAGCCCCATCGCTTCAACGATCTGATCTTGAGCGGACGCTGCTGAACTTTCAGCGACTCGGGCAGCATCATACTTTGCGCCATCAAACATGAAATCAGGGATCTGTTTTGCACGTTTCTTCGCTAACGCTTTAGTGAGCTTGCCCCCTGTCAACAGATTTAATGGTTTCTCAACGATATGACGCCCAATGCGTCCTGTGCCTGGCGCAACGAGCGATGCCCCAGCTTTGAACCCTAATTCTTCTAAACCTTCTCTACCGGCAGCCAAAACTGAACGGTTTCTGGTTACAGCAACCGCAGATTCTTTCAAAGCGTTCGCTTTTTTGATATCGCCAACCATGGCGAACCCGACCGCTCTTTGGTCTAATGCTTTGGCGACCTTCATCCACCCCATACCGGCGGCTCGTCCTGCTGCACCGGCACCAGGAATGTACATGAGTGGGTCGGCTGCGACATCAAGTCCGAAGCCAAGAGCTTTAGTTGCCAAACTCTGTGGGTCCATACCGAAATCTTCAACCAGGAGCTCACTCATCATGTAGTTATCGTTTATACGTTTCCGCCAGTCTTCACTTGTCGCTAACGACAGACCCGCCGTTGGTACAGCAAGGACAAGTCTTAACGCATCCCAGGGGCTACTCGCGTCGCCTTGGAGTACGTCGATACCCATTTTGGCTGTTGAAGCTACGAGGGCTCGAGGTTTGTCTATTACGTCGATGACGGCACCCATAATGCCACCCATACCGCCCTGCTGTGTGCTCGCAGGCAGCCTTGGAGGTCTTGGGGCCTGAGGCCGCCTGGGAGGCCCTGCAGGGGACGTTATGGAAACTGGGGCACCTTTCCTAACGGCAGCCAACAATTCGGCCCTGGGAGGCCGCTGAGGGGCTTTGAAGCTCCCTGGACGCGGGACCTTAACCATTAGCGAGCAGGCTGGTCGAATTGGGCCATAAAGGCGTCGAGAGCCTCATCGCCATAATCAGTTTGCAATTTATACAGAGCCGTTTGTAGATCTGCTCTGGAGTGACCCTCGTCAACAGGCATCATCTGCTGACCGAACTGAACCATAGGTTCATCCTCGATGCTGTTCAAAGATTTGATGTAACTCAACATTTCGGACAACGCTCCTGCCTCTATGAACGCACCGACAGCTTCAGGGCTAGTCATTGTGAAGTCAGCGATTGCCTGATTATCGCGAGTTTGTTGGTCCACAAGATCGGCAGCTTCGACCTTCCCGATTTGGCGCATCAATACGGCCTCATTGATTGCAGCCAAACTGTTGTCAAGATTCATTCCAGCCATAAACAAAACA